ACCTGCCCTTTTTTTTTAAACTTAAATAAAAAATGGCTTGTGATTTAACAATAGGAAGAGCAGTACCTTGTAAAGATGTGGTTGGCGGGATCAAGTCCGTTTACTTTGTTGATTTCGGGGACTTCGGCGCAATCGGTTATGATTCAACAAACACAGACGCAATCGAGACAATTGCGGGAACGCCCACAGCGTTTCAATATGACGTAAAAGGTAATTCTTCATTCACTCAAAATGTTAACTCCTCTCGTGAGAATGGGACAACATTTTATGAGCAGGTTTTGGAGCTTACTTTCACGAAACTAGATAAGCAATCTCATAAGGAATTAAAGTTGATGGCTTATGGCAGACCTCACGTATTTGTAGAGGACTACAATGGCAACATCTTTTTGATGGGATTAGAATTTGGAGCAGAGATTACAGGAGGCACGATTGTAACAGGTGCGGCTATGGGAGATTTAAGCGGATATACTTTGAGCTTAACAGCGCAAGAGAAAAAGCCTGCGAACTTCTTAGACGATACTTTAGCAACTGTTGGTATTACTGTAAGTGGAACTCAAATTGAGCCTTGATAGTTTGTAAATAAAGTTCTATCTTTGTATTTCGTATCAGCGTATATTCGCTAGGTATGTTATTGTGTGTAGAAGGGGGGATTATTTCCCCCTTTCTTTTTGGAATAAACTTTCACTTTTTAGTTATTTAAGTACGATGCACATTTTACAAGTATCCGACTCTAATCAATCCCTTGTGATTATTCCACGTTCACACCCTGTGAGTGTGACTATGAAATTAATTGACGAGTCTAAAAATACAACAGCAACACCTTCTGTAAGTGTATCCTCCTCGAATGGTTTTATGACTCTTACAGGCACTTTCTCTCTGGTAAACAACAGATACTATACCTTAAAGATTTTAGACGGTTTTAACGTAATATATCAAGACCGAGTTTTTGTAACTTCACAAACAGAATTAGACAAGTACACGGTGAACGAAGGTGTTTACACAAAGGAAACGTCTTATAATAATGAATATGTAATCATATGAGCAACATTAGATTTGTAAATCTCTCGTCATACACAACACCCGAAGTAAAGGAATATAAGAATGTGGAATGGGTGAGTTATGGCGACAACAACGACTACTTCCAATATCTTATTGACAGGTATAACGGATCAGCATCCAACTCAGCTATTATAAATGGCATTAGCGAGCTTATCTACGGTAAAGGGTTAGATGCTACCGACTCAGCAAGAAGACCTCTACAATACGCTCAAATGAAGTCTTTATTTTCTAAAGATTGTATGCGTAAGGTGTCGGCAGATTTAAAGATGATGGGCCAATGTGCTTTTCAGATTATTTATTCAAAGGATCACTCAAAGGTTACTGAAGTTCATCATATGCCTATCGAAAGCCTGAGAGCCGAAAGGTGTAATGACGAGGGAGATGTTGAGGCTTATTACTACGCCAAAGATTGGGACGCAGTAGGAAACAAAAAAGAAACACCTTTACGAATACCCTCTTTTGGACAAAGCAACGAAGGAATTGAGATTCTATATGTAAGACCTTATCGACCATCATTCTATTATTATTCGCCTGTTGACTATCAGGGAGGCTTACCTTATGCGGAGCTTGAAGAGGAGGTTTCTAACTATCACCTAAACAACATCAAGAACGGGATGAGTCCTTCAATGCTGATTAACTTCAACAACGGAGTACCAACGGAGGAAGAGAGATACACAATAGAAAACAGGATTGCAGAAAAGTATTCAGGAACGAGCAACTCTGGTAAGTTTATATTGAGCTTCAACGACAATAAAGAGATGGCCGCAGATATTACGCCTGTACAATTGTCAGACGCTTCAGATCAATATCAGTTCCTAGCTGATGAGTCAATGAGAAAGTTAATGGTATCTCACAGGGTTACTTCGCCAATGCTTTTAGGTATTAAAGACCAGAGTGGACTAGGAAACAACGCAGAGGAGCTTAAAACAGCTTCAGCGTTATTTGACAACACAGTCATAAGAGTATTCCAAGAGCTTTTACTTGATGCGGTTGATAAGATACTTGCTTACAACGATATTTCGTTAAATGTATATTTTAAGACCTTACAGCCTTTAGAATTTAAGGATGATATAATCACAGATAAGGAAACAAAAGAAGAAGAGACAGGAGTCAAGTTGGGTTCTGTGGATTTGAAAAAGCCTTGTCAAGCGGGTTACGAGCAATATGGGATGAAAACGAAGAACGGAAAGAAAGTTCCTAATTGCATACCAATAAAAAATAGCGAAGATGTAAGACTAAAAGAGATTGATGGTCAAAAGGTTTACAATACAATAGAAGAGGCAGAGGAGGCCGCATTAGCAAAAGGTTGCAAAGGACATCACGAACACGAAGAGGATGGAGTCATTTGGTATATGCCTTGCGAGTCTCACGACGAGGTTATTAATATGTCATCAGATATTGACGACGAACACCTTGACGAAGTCTTTGCAGAGCTTGAGGACTTGGGAGAAGTGATTAACGAAGACGAGTGGGAGCTTATCGAGGAAGCACCTGTTGATTATGATGCAGAAGCACAGATGGATAAGTTCTTTGCTTTCGCCTCAACAGGAGTAGCTAAGACAAACGCTAAATCTTCACAAGATGGCGTAACACCTGAAGGCAGACCTTACAAGATTCGTTATGGTTATGCTCCAAAAAGAAACAATCCAAACTCCAGAGAATTTTGTAAAAAGATGGAGAAGGCTAACAAGGTCTATCGTAAAGAAGATATTCTTGCAATGGGATCAAGACGAGTGAACGCAGGTTTTGGGCCTAGAGGCGCAGACACTTACGACATATGGCTTTACAAAGGAGGAGCTAGGTGTCATCACTTCTGGATGCGTAAGGTATTTATGGCGAAAGAAGACGCACGAGCAGTTGACGCCAAAAACCCAAGAGCAGAGATAAGCGTAAACAAAGCCAAAAGAGAAGGCGCAGACGTTGAGGTAAATGATAGAAAGGTAGCTACAAGGCCCGTAGATATGCCTAATCAAGGATTTTTAAACCCAAGATAAAAATGGCAACAGCATTATTTATAAAGAGAGAGGATTTAGTTAGATCAACAGCGTTAGGCGGTTCGATTGATACGGATAAGTTCATACAATGGATTAAGGTAGCTCAGGAGATACATATCACCAACTATTTAGGAAGCGATCTATATAACAAAATATCGGCAGATATAATTGCAGGAACTCTCGCAGGTAATTATCTTTCATTGGTTAATGATTACGTTCAGCCGATGTTAATCCACTTTTCAATGGTTGAGTACCTTCCTTTTGCGGCTTATAGTATTTCCAACGGAGGAGTGTATAAACACAATTCAGAGAACTCGACAAGCGTTGACAAAGGCGAAGTTGATTTTTTAATTGAGAAAGAACGCAAGATTGCTGAGTATTACGTTCAGCGATTTTTAGACTATATGTCAAGCAATCAAAATCTTTTTCCAGAATATAATACAAACAGCGATGAAGACATTTACCCCGATAAAGATGTTCAAAGGAGTGGGTGGGTACTCTAAGAGGACTTACAACCCCAAGAAGGAAAACATTTTGAAATTGAGGTTATTTTTAAAACAAAAAGAAAGAAATGAGTAATTCAATATTTTGGGGCGTTATATACTGCAACACTTGGTTCGGTCAGATAGGAGAAACTACAACAGCAATTCCTAACTATTCGGCCACGCCTTGTTTTGCACCATCTATCGCTACAGACTTCCAAACAAGAGTAACTACAGATAGCGGTACATTGGAGGCTTATAATTGCTTGACTAACGAATTATTTAAATTAAATAGAAGATGAGTTATTTTGATGACGCTTCGCTTGTAATGATCCCAAGCGGTAAAAAGGCGGGTAAAGTTTATAGTGTAAAACCAACAGACGGAACAGGCGATTTAGATTTCACCAGAGCATCCACAGCCACACGCATTGGCTCTGATGGTAATATTGAGAAAACGCGGACTAATAACATTTTATATTCAAATGATTTTAATACTGGGTTTTCTAAAACAAGAGCATCTATGGTTAGTGGTCAAGCTGGATATGATGGCACAAATGACGCTTGGAGTTTTGTAGATACAGCAGACAATAGTACTCATTTAATAGTTCAAACCGTTGCATCAAGTCAAGTGCAGACTTTTAGCGTTTACGCAAAAGCTGGCGCGGTTAATTTTATAGTATTTCGTTATGAAGATTCTACCGTTGATTATGCTTATTTTGATTTAGCTAATGGAATTTTAGGTACTGTCGATTCGGACTATATAACTGCAAAGATAACAAGCGTTGGAAATGGATGGTATCGGTGCGAAGCCGCAAGAACTTCAGCAAATAAAGTCGTTATTTTATCAGCTCAATCCGATAATGATCCGACTTATGCAGGAGCAGGTACTACTGCAATTTACATACAAGATTCGCAACTAGAGCAAGGCTTAGTAGCGACAAGCTATATAGAAACAACAAGTGCAGCGGTTAGCGTGGGTAGCGTTGACAATATGCCGCGATTAAATTATACAGCGGGATCAACAAGCTCTTGCCCCTCCCTTTTATTAGAGCCGCAAAGGACTAATCTATATGATCAATCAGAATATCTAGAAGATTCTCCTGTAATAAACAATTTAATAATTACAACTAACGCCGCAATATCTCCAGAGGGATTACTAAACGCGACAAAGCAAGTACCTAACACAACTGAAACTTTTCATTGGGTAGGTGCTAATAATATTAGCCCATCAAGTGGGGTTTATACCGCGAGTATTTTTGCTAAACCCGCTGGATATGATTATTTATATATTGTTTTAAGAACTGATGCTGGTGGTAAGCGTTATGGGGTTAAATTTAATATAGCAAATGGCACTTTTGTAGACGACATTAGTTTTGGTTCGCCTACTCAAACTAATTATAAGGTAGAAAATTATGGAAACGGTTGGTATCGTTGTTCTGTATCCTCAAACCATTCAAGTGGTTCTGTTTTACCTTTTTTTGGAGCATCCCCAAATGGCGATTTGTTAACTGACATAAATAACCAATTTGGTGGAGATGGTACGTCTGGGATTCATATGTATGGCGCACAAGTAGAAGAGGGAAGCTATAGCTCTAGTTATATACCCTCGTATGGTGCAACGGTAACGCGCGTGGCGGATGCTTGTAATAATGGTGGTAGTTCTGTAACTTTTAACGATTCTGAAGGTGTTTTATTTGCTGAAATTTCCGCTTTAAATAATGACAGCACAAACAGAATTATAAGCGTATCTGATGGGAGTGGTAATAATAGGATTGTTGTAAAATATGACAACAGTTCAAATATTATAGAGGGTGGCTTGACAGATGGAGGCGTTGATCAAGCGTCAATACAACATAGTTACAACGTAGTCAATAACGCAAAAATAGCTTTTAAATATAAAGCAAATGATTTTGCACTATGGGTAAACGGTGTGGAGGTTGGAACTGACAACAGCGGAACGACAGCAAGCGGATTAGATACTTTAAACTTTGACAATGGTAGCGGCGGAAGTATATTTTTAGGAAATGCTAAAAAAGTGTTATATTTTTCAACCGCTTTAACAGATACGCAATTAGCAGAATTAACAAGTTAAATTATGAAATTTAGAAAATACGAGTTTACAACTACCCAATGGAATACGGCAAAAGCCAAAATCCAAACCCAAGACGAAGAAGGAAACGATATATGGGACTCTTCAAAAGTTACTTCCGTTTTTGTTATAGGAAAGATATGTCAAGAGGTTAATGAAG